GATGGATTTGAACGACGGGGACAGCGTCGATATCAGCATCAGCCTGCAGCTCACCGAGCGCACCCTCATCAAAGAGGAAAACGGCGCGCTGCACGTAAGCTATGCCCCTGAGCCGCCGCTGCCGGAGGACGTCACGCGGCCAAAAGAGCTCTATATCAACGGCGAACTGGTGAGCAAATGGGATGAGTGAATTTAAGCCCTTTGACGACAGGCTCAATGGTCTGCTTGCTGCCCTGTCACCGGCATCGCGCAGGAAGCTGGCCGGGGAGATTGCAAAGGAGCTGCGTAAATCGCAACAGCAACGCATTAAACAGCAAAAAGCCCCGGACGGCTCACCGTATCAGGCGCGAAAGCGTCAGCCGCTCAGGGCTAAGACCGGGCGGATTAAACGGGCAATGTTCCAGAAACTCCGCACAAGCCGGTACATGAAAGCCACTGGCCGTGAAAACAGCGCGGTTGTGGAATTCACAGGCAAAGTGCAGCGAATTGCGAAGATTCACCAGTATGGGCTAAAAGACCGTCCTAACCAGCACAGCCGTGACGTGCAATATGTAGAGCGCCAGCTACTCGGATTCAGCCGGGAAGATAAACAGGACGCCGAGGCGCTGATAATTCACTATTTGAAGAAGATTGATAAGATTGCTTGAATTTTTTATCTTTTAAAAATCGTAGATAATTGGAGAGTGTTTTTCATAAAAAGAACTGAAATGTACCTTGCAGTTAAACATGACTTAGCCCTACCATGAGAAAGGTTATGCGTCGATGTAATATCACTTTGATGCAATTTTGAAAAGTTTCTATTTTGATATAAGGGCTAAGCCATGGCTACACATGATAGGAAATCTTGCAGTGCTTATCTTAATCTCGTCGCTCCACCAATATCCAATACATTAGCTGCTACAATTGACAATCATAATGTGGAAATAATAGACAGATTACGGCAGAGTCATTTTTATATGATTTGCGGTAGGGCAAAGGCAAAATTCGGTAAGGTTGTATCTGGAGATTCTGAGGGGAATATCCCGGTTGAAATCACCCTTGACTCCGGGTTGCAGTCTAAAGGTTTTATACATATAGCGAGAATGCGGTTTTTCAGAAATGCTCCAGAAAAGTTCGTGCTTAAAATGAAAACTGATGAGAATTTCATTACTTTATTTTACGGTGATGAAGTGGTCTTAAATCTTACTCCGGATGAGTTATTAATGCGGCGAGGCAGGAGTGATGCCATAGTAAGCGGTTTTGATAACTATCAAGATATTATGACTTTCGACTTGCTGTATGTTGGCATAGCTAAAGAAAATCAAGACAGTTACAGTCGCTTGATTGCAAAAGGTCATAAAGCAAGAATGGACATCTTGGCTAACGAGAGGCAACGTGTACCCGGTGCTAGAGTAAGCGATGAGACCTTCCTTTTACTGTTTCAAATTGAACCCCTTACTATTTCAGTCTTTAGTGGACCAGGCGATTTAGATGACGAAGATTTAAATTTCTCTGTCGATTATCATAGATTAATTGCAGATGCTGAGAAAGCTGTAATAAATACATTTAAACCGAAATATAATAAGCAGTTGTATGCTAATTACCCTAAGGGTAAGGATGGTTTATATCAGCAAGGATATGATGGTTACACGTATGCTATTTCAGAGGGGATGGCTTTTAATACCTTCTATGGAACAATTAAGGGGGCTCGGAGCCCTGATGGACTCTTTATAACTAATGAGGCTGATTTTATTTCGGTTATTGGTGATGAGGTTACCTTGAATATATCAGGGGTTGATTTTAATGTTAGTGTTGATTCATAACTATTAAATTTGTTTTTGAGATTTTTGTTTGATGCTTTAAAAGATATAAAGTTCATGCATTGAAGATTTAGAACGTTGGCTCAGGCACCACAAAACCTTACATCATTGCCGCTGGCCTCGCCCGGCGGCAAAATTTCCCCATGAATAATCTAAATTCTCTGCAGGAAATCGCACGCGCGATCCGCAACCTTATCCGCACCGGAATCGTGACCGACGTCGACCACGACGAGGGGCTTTGTCGTGTCCAGACCGGCGGCATGCAAACCACCTGGCTGAACTGGCTAACCTGCCGCGCCGGTCGCTCGCGCGTATGGTGGGCTCCGTCCGTTGGCGAGCAGGTGCTTTTGCTTTCTGTCGGTGGCGAGCTCGATACGGCGTTTGTGCTGCCCGGCATTTTCTCTGATGACAATCCCGCGCCGTCTGCCTCCCCTGATGCGCTTCATGTGTCCTTTCCTGACGGGGCGGTTATCGAATATGAGCCCGAAAACGGCGCGCTCACCGTGTCAGGTATCAAAACCGCCGACGTCACCGCGTCTGAGTCCATTACGGCCACCGTGCCGGTGGTGATGGTGAAAGCGGAAACCCGCATCACGCTCGATACGCCGGAGGTGGTTTGCACCAACAAGCTGACGACCGGCACGCTCGAAGTGCAGAAAGGCGGCACCATGCGCGGGAACATCGAGCACACCGGCGGGACACTGAAATCAAACGGCGTGCAGGTGGATAACCACGCGCACGGCAACGTACAGAGCGGCGGAAGCTGGACTAAGGGGACGCAATGACGGTGCGTTATCTGGGAATGAACAGCCAGACCGGCCTCAGTATCTCTGAGGTTGAGCATATCCGGCAAAGCGTGCGCGACATTCTGGTCACGCCGGTTGGCTCGCGCGTCATGCGCCGTGAATACGGCTCGCTCCTGTCGCAGATGATTGACCAGCCGCATACCCCGGCGCTGCGTCTGCAGATTATGGCCGCGTGCTATTCCGCGATCCAGAAGTGGGAGCCGCGCGTCAGCCTCACGACCATCACCTTTGAACGGTCGGAGACCGACGGCGGGCTGTATGTCGACATCACCGGCACCCGCTCAACCGGCGGCCAGCCTTTTTCACTCACCATTCCACTGAGTTAAACGCTATGGCAATTGTTGACCTTAACCAGCTCGCCGCGCCTGACGTGGTGGAGGAACTGGACTATGAAACCATCCTGAGCGAGCGGAAGGCGACGCTCGTCTCGCTGTACCCGGAAGACCAGCAGGACGCCGTCGCGCGCACGCTGTCGCTTGAGTCCGAGCCGTTGGTAAAGCTGCTGCAGGAAAACGCCTACCGGGAAGTTATCTGGCGACAGCGCGTCAACGAGGCCGCGCGTGCGGTCATGCTGGCCTACGCCACCGGCGCAGACCTCGACCAGATAGGCGGAAATTACAACGTTGAGCGCCTTGTCATCACCCCTGCAGACGACACGACGTTACCGCCGACGCCTGCCGTGATGGAGTCGGACACCGACTACCGGCTGCGCATACAACAGGCATTTGAGGGGCTGAGTACCGCAGGCTCTACCGGCTCCTATCAGTTTCATGGCCGCAGCGCTGACGGGCGGGTCGCCGATATTTCGGTCATCAGTCCCGAGCCTGCGTGTGTCACGGTCACGGTGCTGTCACGCGAAAATAACGGGATAGCTTCTGACGAGCTGCTCGCCATCGTGCGTACCGCGCTGAACGATGAGGACGTCAGGCCGGTCGCTGACCGCGTGACCGTGCAGTCGGCGAACATTGTCGACTATAAAATCACCGCATCGCTTTACCTTTACCCTGGCCCCGAAAGCGAGCCGGTGCTCAGCGCTGCAAAAACTAAGCTGCAGGCGTATATCACTGCGCAGCACCGGCTCGGGCGCGATATCCGCAAATCAGCGATTTATGCCGCGCTCCACGTCGAAGGCGTGCAGCGTGTCGAGCTGGCCGAACCAGTGGCCGACATCGTGCTCGATGACACGCAGGCGTCATGGTGCAGCGAGTACAGCGTGACTATCGGGGGCAACGATGAATGATACCCGCCTGCTGCCGGTGGGCTCGTCGCCGCTTGAGGTGGCGGCGGCGCGCGCCTGCGCTGAGATTGAAAATACCCCCGTTCCGCTGCGCCGTCTCTGGAGCCCCGATAACTGCCCGGCAAATCTGCTGCCGTGGCTGGCGTGGGCGTTTTCCGTTGACCGCTGGGATGAGAACTGGCCGGAGGCCACAAAACGGGATGTGATCCGCGCGGCGTGGTTTATCCATGCGCACAAAGGAACGATTGGTGCTGTGCGTCGCGTGGTGGAGCCGCTCGGCTACCTGATTAACGTGTCCGAGTGGTGGGAAACTAACGACCCGCCTGGCACGTTTCGCCTCGATATCGGTGTGTTAGAGACCGGCATCACCGAGGAAATGTATTACGAGATGGAGCGGCTCATCGCGGATGCCAAACCAGCCAGCCGCCACCTTATCGGCCTAACTATCATTCAGGACATTCCCGGCAACCTCTACACCGGCGCCCTGACCTATGACGGCGACATCATCACGGTTTATCCCGGATAAGTGAGAGAACAATGACAGTGAAATACAAAACGGTCATCACCAAAGCCGGTGCAGTTAAGCTGGCCGCAGCGACCGTCCCTAACGGTAAAAAAGTGAATTTTACGGCGATGGCCATCGGTGACGGTGGCGGCACGCTGCCAGTGCCTGACCCGAACCAGACAAAGCTCGTCAAAGAGGTCTGGCGTCACGCGCTGAACAAAATCAGCCAGGACAATAAAAACAAAAATTATGTCGTGGCGGAGCTGCTTATCCCGCCGGAGACCGGCGGTTTCTGGATGCGTGAAATGGGGCTTTATGATGATACCGGCACGCTGATTGCGGTCGGTAACATGGCCGAAAGCTACAAGCCAGCTCTGGCAGAGGGGTCAGGCCGTGCGCAGACCGTGCGTATGGTCATCATGGTAAGCGACATTGAGTCGGTCGAGCTCACGATTGACACCTCAATGGTGATGGCAACGCAGGACTACGTTGACGACAAGCTCGCGGAGCATGAGCAGTCCCGCCGTCACCCTGACGCCACGCTCACAGCAAAGGGTTTCACGCAGTTAAGCAGTGCGACCGACAGCACGTCCGAGAGCGTCGCAGCAACGCCGAAAGCGGTAAAGGCGGCGTATGACCTCGCTAAGGGGAAATATGCGGCTCAGGACGCCACCACGGCGCAAAAGGGTATCGTCCAGCTCAGTAGCGCGGTAGACAGCGCGTCTGAGAGCGTCGCAGCGACGCCAAAAGCGGTTAAAGCGGCTAACGATAATGCAAATAGCCGTTTACCGCTTGCTGGCGGCTGGCTGACAGGTGGGTTTGGAATTAAAACATCTACTGGCAGCGTGTCGTTTGGGGTGGGTAACTCTGATGTGTATATCGCTAACGGTGCGTCGAATAAGTTTCTGCAACTGAAGCATACGGGCGAGCTGAAGTATGACGATAAGGATATCTATCATGAAGGGTATAAACCCACCGCCGATGATGTCGGCGCGTTACCGGCCAAAGGTACAGCGGAAGCCGCAAAGAAACTCGCCACCGCGCGAAAAATTGCCGGAGTGGCTTTTGATGGTACGTCAGATATCACCCTGAAAACCTCGAATCTGGATGATGCGGGCACGGCGGCCACAAAAGATGTGACAAGCTCAAGCACAGATACTACAGCGGGGCGAGTATTGCAGGTAGGTGATTTTGGTGTTGGTGCGGTGGCAGGTGTCGGCGTGGCTGATGCTAATAATATCAATTTTAATGGTTTTTTCAGGATGAGCGCCGAAGGTGTTCATGGTCCGGTCACGAGTCAGGCCTCAGAGCTGATTCATTGCCAGTACGACCAGAATACTGGTCGCCAGATTGGCTGGCGCGCAGGTCGCCCGGATGAGCCCCTGCGCCATCGGACAAAAATCAATGGTCAGTGGCAGGGATGGATTAAGCTCTTTGATTCAAATAACCCTCCCACGGCTGATGAAGTCGATTCCGTTTCAGCCTCAAAGGGTGGCACTTTCCAGAAAGAGGTCGCTTTTTCTGAAGGCGTGAAAATCAGGAACGCAACGGGGATTTATCAGGGTGAGGATGCCGTCGGCTTTTCCAGTAATAACCTGCTGCTGAAATCATGGAACGGTATCGGATTCTATTGCACCCTCACCGGCAGTGAGGGCGTCACGGTCTTTGTCGATACCCGTGGCGGGCATGTGGAGGCGAGAGGCCAGATTAAGCCGGGCAGCTATGAGAATTTCGATAACCGGTTTTATACCAAGTCGCTGGCTAACAGCACTTTCCAGAAGGTCAATACCGCATCAAAAGGGTCTCGCGGATGGTTTAAAGATTCAAACACGGGAATGATTTTTCAGTGGGGGATTGAGAGCGTTAGCGGGGCAACCACGCGGACATTCAGTTTCCCGGTTTCGTTTCCGACTGGTTGCGCATCGCTGACGGTATCAAACAACATCGAGCGAACGGCTGGCGAAAACTCAATGACGGGATTTATTAAATCGGCATCACAATATTCCCTGTCAAATACTGCCGCAACAGATCGCCAGTTATGCTGGTTTGCAATTGGTTATTAGGAAGATAAAAGATGAATTATTATTTTTCGAAAACAACGCTGGGTTTTTATTGCGATGAGGTGAATAAATCCACTCCTGCTGATGCCGTGGAAATCAGTGAAGAATCATACTTTTCGCTGCGTGAGGGGCAATCCACGGGAAAAGTGATTGCCGCTGACGAGGCCGGAAACCCCATTTTAGTCGACCCGCCGGAGCCCTCGGCTGATGCGCTCATTGCACTGGCTGAAGAAACCCGGACTGCACTGATGGCTGAGGCTAACGCCAAAATCACGCCGCTGCAGGATGCTTACGAACTCGGGATTGACACCGGGGAAGAGGCTGAATTGCTCACCCGCTGGAAGCGTTACCGGGTGATGTTAAACCGACTCGATATCAGCGCGGCGCCATCTATAGAATGGCCTGAAAAACCTGTCTGACCTGAGCCCTCCACCCGGAGGGCTTTTGTTTGTTGTTTCATTCCCCCACCAACGGCATTGCATCGCACCCGTGCAGCACACAACAGAAAATAGTCGCACCCCTTAACCACGGAGTTAAA